ATGTTTGATAATATACGTCCTTACGAATTAAAAAGGATACAAATAGACCACTCTCCGAAAATAAATGAACTTTTCGAAGAGTGTTTTATTTATAAGTTCTTCACTGATGAACAAACTAAAGGTGGAAAGACGAGATATATTGCAAGGGCAGAAGTGTATGGTGAAAGTATTGCTGTAAAATTTTATCCTCAAAGTGCAGATGAAGAACATAGATATAGTGCAAGCACAAACCGCTTTACTTTTAAAGGGGTAATTAAAGTAATACTAACATGCGCAAAACTAATACCCGAAATGATGGAAATTTTCCCAAATGCATCTTTTGTTATAAAAGCATCGGAAGGTATAGATTTGCAAACCAACACAGAAGAACAAGAATCCAATAATCAACGATTCAGAATATACAAGTATGCACTGAACCAAGTGATTGGTAATGAAAATTTCCAACATTATGAATATCCGGATATTAGTGTCTATTTTCTTATAAATAAAAGGGATTGTGATGATTTAGAAGATAAGCACGAACGCATAAAGAAAGAGTTGATAGGGAAATTTAACTTGGTGGATTTGTAATAACCAACCAATCCTATGGTCAGAGGCTTTTTGTGCCATTCATTATTGAATCCTTATCGCTTTCCCGCTCTTTCCTTGTGTAATGACGCTCAACAAAGAAGTCTGTATGGCTATTGCGCTCTTTTGAATTTCAAGTGCTGCATCAGCATTGATCTTTGTATTATCGGCAATGGCATTTAGTTGTTGTAGTTGAGCTTGTGCCGTAATGCTCATCGTAGGTAACAGATTACCCGCTATATTCTCCAACAAACTACGCTTTACACTCACATCGTGTCGGATAGCGTTCAAATAACTGCCTAACAAGTTTGCTGTATCCTCTGTTACCCCTTGAATGATTGACGATAACCCGTTTTGCTTTTCATTGTCAGGAGTGTAAATATCCCAGCCTTTTTCTTTGGCCATTTTTTTGTACTCTTCCATCAATTTCATAGCCATCTCTTGCTGAGCCAAAGCATCGTTCGTCATGCCTTCCATTACTGAGGTATATCCTTTGAATTTTTCTTCATCGCTCAATTCCTCATTTTTAGTAATTTCAAGCATTCTTTCTTGAGCATTTTCCATTATGGGACCCAATGTGGCAGAGTATATCATATTAGTGGCCAACTTCTCCAGCATATCCGATACAGAATCAGTAAATTTCTTTGCCGCATCTGTCCCGTTTTCAAAAGCGTCAACCAGAGCATCCATCATTGTGTTACCCAAATCTCCAAAAATACCCGTCAGATAGTTTTTTACACTATCCAGAGCTTCTTCGTAAGTACTCCAGTTATCAAGCATCTGCTGTAAATAACGCTGATTTTCTTCGCTTAGCTTTTTAAACATGTCCGAATTGACAAATTCAGCCAATGCGTCCATATTTACAGAGCTGTCCTCGTTAAATAGTTCGGGGGCTGCATCTTTTAAAGAAGCATATTTGGCACTTCTGAACCATGTTGAATGTCTGATTTGAACTTGCATGTTGGCCAAAGATTCCTCTAAAGAATCAAATGTTTTATCTAAATCAATATCAAAGATATCTGCCACCTTGTCTGATACATCCTCATAGACTTTTCTATTTTTAATATCATTCAAAGTGCTTTGATAACGCATTAGAGCATCGCGGGCAGCGTCAATATTATTTCTAGCGTTAGCCCATTCATCTGTTCCAAATATGGTATCATATTCCCCGCTATCTATGCGTGCATTCTCTTTAACTTTCTTTAGCTCGTCATTTAGCTTGGCAACTTCTTTCCGATATTCAGCCATGTAATCCGTTCGATTAAAAAGACCGAATATTCCGGTGACAACTTTTAGCCCGGCTGAAATAGCAGTAAGAATCACAGACGCCTTATTTAAAGATTCCATATTGGTTTCTATAGACTTTACGGCATTAGCCATCTGTAAAAGCGAAGAGGTCATTTGACCCGCCTCTTTGATTATTTTACCGGCAGTACCACCTACTGAATCACCTATTTCAATAAAAGAATCATTAACCTTATCAAGAACTTTGTATAGCTCTTTCCAGTCCTTTATCTTGCCCTTATTATCGTCTTTCCCCTGAGCTTCACGTTCACCTCTCTCTATCTTATCAAGTTCTTCTCTTATCTTAACAAGCATAGCACGATAAGAAGCCAGTTTTTCCCCGTTATCAGGATCAGATATCTCGGCCTTCATCAACTCCGCTTGGGCTTCAATAAGCATCTTTCGTAGCTGCTCCAGTCCTATGCTCGATAATTTATTAACCCAAGATTGAAATGTATTTTCTCTTTGGGCTATTTCCACGTCTAAGCGTTTTAGCGCTTCGTCCTCCTGATAATAGGTTTCTTTTATCGTATCTGCTGATGCACCGGATTTGAACAGCACATTTCGTTTCTTTGCATACTCCTGTTCGATTGATTTTCGTTTTTCCAAATATCCTTGAAACTCTTTGGCCACACTGTTAAAATAATCTGTCACACTCTTTGTGTACAGTTTATTCTCCGTCTCAATAAGTTGCTGGATTATGTCTTGAAATTCAGAAGGAAGGTCATTTATTCCTGTTATAGACGATTTAAATTCGCTTTCCTTTTTACCTGGATTCTCCTTCATCCATCTTGCTTTTTCAGCCTCCTTATATTTTTTTACAATTTCATTTGTCTGCTTGTCAATTTCAGACAAACGCTTTTTATGATTCAAGTTTAATTGAGCCAGTTCCTTTTCTCCCCCTTCAGCCATAGAGTTGACTACAGCTTGCTCTATCTCTAATTCGGCTTTAACTCTGAAATCTTTCAATGATTGAAGCTGATTTTGCAATATATCTGACCAATTCTTAGTAGATTTAGTTTCTTTATTATCAATTGATATATTGAACTTGTCAACGACCGATTGAAGCTCTTGAACTCGCTTTCGAGCCGCATTTATATCATCCTCCGAGAATAGACCTGTTGTTTTCTCTTTTCTGGCTAATTCGTCTTTAGCTTCGCTCAACTCATCTTTGAATCGCTTGAGCCAATCAGCGTATTCTTCAGCATCTTTAGGCATGAGATTTTTTAAGCGATCATTTCCCGATATAAAATCACCAATTGCTTTACGCCATCCAGAAAGCGTGTTTCCTAGATCAGCATCTTTAGCCGTATTTCCTAAATTTTCAAATTCTTCTCTTGCCTTTTTAGTCGCTTTTTGAGCAGCTATTAATTGATTTTCAATATCAGTATATTCTTCTGCATATTTTTCAAGATCTTCCTCTGTTCTTGAAAAAACAAGTGGGGCAGTAGCTCCAGCAATATAAGTTCCAGTTCCTGCTTTGTATTTATTTTTAATAGCTTCCAGTTTCTTCTCTAACTCTGCTTCTCTTTTTTCAGCGTCCCTTAAATTACCTTTAGCTGCTTTTTTTGCCATTTCAAGGCTTTCCTCATTGGCTTCTCTCATCTTTTTTACTGACATTTCCAACTCTCCTGTATAAGCTTTTACGTCCATTGCCGCACCTTTGAAATGATCTCTAAGTGAAGATGTTACAGATTCTAACCTTTTGGATTCTTCAGCAGTTTTATTTTGTTTATTAGATAATTGCTCGTACTCATCTATAAGTTTCTCCATGCCTTTGGATTCTTCAAACTTCGTCTGCATTTCCCCAATAGACTCATTTAAATCAGTGATTATCTCTTGGGTACTTTTTGCTTTGTCAGAAAACAAAGAGAATGCGCCAGCCGCCGTTGCTAAAATGGTAGCAATAGCCACATAAGGGTTCGCCTTGGCAGTCAAATTAAAAGCTCTCTGTGCTGCAGTCAATAGTCCCAACTCCTTTCTAAACATCATAGTCAAGCGTATACCGTCTACTAAGTTACGCGATTTTTCTATAGCAGACACGGCTATCAATGCGGCTTTATAACTACCATAGGCCATTACAGCAGAGAGGATATATTTAGATAACTCCTCCCAATTGCTCATCGTATCAGTTATCAGGTCAAGTCCCTTACTCAACGTGCTGTTATTGCTTTCGGCTATATCAGCGAGCATCACATCGTAGGCATCACGAAGGTTTGACAACTTGCCGGCAAGCGTATCAGCAAGAGCACCTTGCATATTATAGAACTGACCTCCTTCATTCGTCAAGTCCCAGAGCACATCTTTAACCATCTGAAAAGACACCTCCCGTTTGGATATCTTATCAAATACATCTCCTACCGTTATTCCGGTTTCTCCAAGTTCCTCAAACTTTTTTCTTAGTTGCTCCAACAACGGAATACCGGCCTCCGTGAACTGACGAAGCTCTGTCCCTTTCAAGAACTCAGCGGATCGCACCTGTCCATAAGCAAGGATGATACGTCCCATATCCACACCTACGCCGGCAGAAATATCTGCCAGTCGTTTGGTGGTGTCATACATTTCCTCATAGGGGATATTGAAGGCGGCAAGCTGTTTGGTATATCCAGCAAGTTCTTTAAATTCAAAAGGAGAAACGACTGCAAGTTCTTTGATCTGACCGAATAGCACATCTGCTTTGGTGGCATCCTTAAACATCGTCTGTAACGCGACACGCTGCTTCTGAAATTCTCCACCAATTTCGATTATTTGAGTCAAGAATCTTTCTGCCGCATATACGGAATATATATTCGCCAACTGATTGCGGAGTTGAACCGCAAGGTTGAATTGCGTACGCATATTCTTAGTTATCCCTCCAAGTGATCCTGCGTACTTATTAGCAGAAGAGGATGTATTGCTATACTCACCCCGCAGCTTCCTGACTTGCTCTTGTAGCTTTTTTATCTTCTCCCGGCTTTCATCATATGAGTTCTGAATACGCTTGTTTATCTCTTCTATTCTTTTAGCGCGTACATCACTAGCGGATACATTTGTATTTATTCCAGCTTTGGCAATAGCGTCTTGGATCAGTTTAGTAGTATTAGCCTTATCCACGACGACATCAATCTTAAACTGTTGCCCTCTCAATGCATTCTCTATAGAAGATTTCAAAGATTGACTATTTAAACCAACTTGAACATTCAAGTCTTTCAAACGTTCCTCTACAGCTTTTATATCTTTGTCTGTTAGGTCTTTTAATCCTAATTCGAACCACATTTTACCCAGACTTCCCATAACGCCTTTACTTTTTAATAATAAACTGGGAAAGATCAATTACCGGCTTTGCTCCGTCCTTATATTTATCTTCCCACTCTTTTGTTTTTTTGATTACTTGTTGCTTACTTGGTCGTTTAGAGTCACGGCCTTTTTTATCTCTTTTACCACCTTTGTCCGTCCCATAATTTATGACAGGTTTGTCTATAGTAAGAAGTTCGATCTGAGCGCAAGAGAGGACGCATCTATACTCATACATGGGAATAGTTAAAAGCCCTAAAAAGAAAGACCTTGAAGCCATTAAATTAGGGTGTTTTTCCCCTATTGTCCAGGCTTCTCCGTACGCTGTTCGAGAAGGATACGATCGGCTTCCTCCTTCTTCATATTCATTTTCGAGTCTCTCATCGCGGTCGCTAATATGATACACATCCAATAATCCTGTATGAGCGATGCTTCTTTTTTTTTACCTTCTGTTACAATGGAAACAATTACTTCCGAAGGAACATGATGATACAGCCATCTCCACAGTAAGGAATACAGGAATGTGATCGAAAATAAGCCATTCAAAAGGATTAAAGCAGCCGTTCGTGCTGGTACTTCATTGTCATTTTTACAGTTCAATGAAACATCAGTTATCCTTTCCAACGTATAGGGACGCATCCATCCTATATTGAAATTCATTCTACCCCAACGAATAGTACTCTTGGAGGCAGTCCGTACCTCTTGAAATATCTTTTCATCCTTCCTGGAAGGCTCTTTGATTCTATCAGCCATACTTATTGTCATCAATAGAATAATGGCGGAACTTGAATTATGCAACATAAGCTCCGCCGTCAGTGAATATATTAAGCAGCCTGTTTCTCCAAAATAAAGATGTCTGATCCATCCTCATTCTCCAACGGAGTTACGGTCACATTGAAATATGCCGGATTATCACCATCCGCAACGACGAGACTTCCGTACATTTCAATGCTAGGTAAGATTACGATAACATCCTTGTTATCACTCATCATGATAAGAGCGCCGGAGATTTTCTTAGGAGCCATACTATATGCAGCACCGGAATAACTTTCATCTTCGGCTAAATTGGAGGTCGAAACAATTTCCTCTTTCTTATCCATGAACAAGTCATTAATAATTCCTTTCAAACTGGCTACTTGAAGAGAAATATCCGAATCTCCTTTTTCTGTTCTGGTCACCCAGTTTGCACCTGTGGTCAACTTTATTTCTGTTGTTTCCGGTTCTCCTGTATTAAACGTTACTCCATCTGATAATACAGGTAGTTCCATGTCTACAGTAATAGCAGAAGCCAATTTTGAGACAGTCAAAGGAGTCTTGCTATAATACACTTCGTCCATTTTATTAAAAACGGCTCTAAGTGCACTCAATTGATTGGTAACAGTTATTTTTGCCATGTCTTTTTATCTTTTATTGTTAATACTTATATGAATCTGTTTGATTTATTTTTAAATCCGCATTGATCAACCAGTGAGAAAAGCCCAATCCATCATCTCCTTTAAGAACCAACACCGGGTTCGTCACACAAAAACGACCATCGTTTGTTTTTATAGGGAAAAGAGAAATTACCGAATCGAGCATTGTTTGTAATCGGGGAATGTTTTCCAACCCATTCTGTTTATTCCTTGCAGCAAGGTCTATGCGAAGGGTCGTACTTTGTAAAACATTACTGTCCGGGACATTAACAGGCATAGAAACGACTATGAAATCAGCCATTTGTTTCTGGCTTGCGGCTTTACGATTACCTGCTGATACATCCTTGCTGATACCGGCAAACAATGTACAGACCTCCTCCAATATTCGGGATATGTAAAAACGACTCACTCTCATTACTGATAATGTTAAAAAGGAACAACCTCAAATTCATTTGGCAATTCAAAAGGGATCTCTACCGCATTGTCAAAATCCAACTTAGCAGTAAATAATTTCTCTCCAGAAACACGTACAAATTGAAAGGTATCTGTCAGAACGTTTGCTCCTTCTTCTTTTTCGCGGTATTCCGCATATTCCACGCCTACAACTAAAACGATAGCAATACCTTTGATCGAGGGTCTATATCGGCTCAAGAAATTCAACGATTCTTCATATCCATAATACTTTCTGTTTCCTGTCGGAGCAGTATAATATTTAGGACTGCCTTCTTCGTCCCATCCTATCTGAGCCTTTTCCCCTTTTTTCAAAGTCTTATCATCAACCAGATGAGCATACGGCGTAACGGATTTTACAAGTTTCCTATTCATGTATATTCCATAAGCGATAGACCCCAATAGGTTTCCTGTAACACCCAACGTCTGCACATTCTCGAATATATGTTCAGACAGTTTGTTGCAAGCCTTTACACACAATCGCATCAGGAACCTATTTTTTAGTTTTTGGAATCTTTTCATTCCCTCATTAAACACCTTTCTGTTATCTTTCATTTCTTTAGTTTTTAGAGATATTGAAAAATACTTCCGTCCCAAAGTTGGAAATGTTCACATCTGTTATAAGAATGTCTATCCACAAGTTTACTCGATCCTTTACATCAATCATATCGCCAGGCAATATCCCTTCTACGAATCCGGGTATTGAAACTCGGTAATCTGTCTTAGGAACATTATCGGAATAAAAATTACGGATTGATGTATTACTTTCTTTCCGGCATTCACCTTCGTAAAGTATAACCTTCTCGCCTTCCGAAAACTGGGTTGCCCCGGTTATCCGATAGATTGTGCAAGTATGCGGGTATCTTGGATTACTAACAGCCATATCCCTTCCTCCAAATCTTCATTCCCCTGGCATGAACACGCGGCCCTAATTGGGTATAGCGAATCTCTCCATACTGAGCATAAATACTATTGGCTATCGCGGTCCACCTTCTTTTGTCCGTTTCAGATATCTGTCCTCCTCCTTCCTTATGTTTCCAATTCCCATCCGCATCTTCAACGCTGACTTTCACACTTGGCATATTGGAGCAGGCCATATACACATCCGCTTTCAACAACATCTTTGTTTTCAAGTCCAAGTTTGAAACCAAAGAATCAGGCTGAATTTGACGATCAGAAAGGATATTAGCAATCACTTCATCACTCAAATCCATATTCACGATACCACGAACATATTGTTCAACTGTACGCTCAGTATTTTGAGAGTCACGAATCATACCATTAAGCAGTTACCGTATAAACACACATATACTGAGGCATACTTGGAACACACAATATCGCCATCTCGCTCTCTACATACATGCTTTTTGTTTCAGCATTGAACATCTGACGCAGCAGAGTACGACCATCATCAAACCATGCAATGCGCTGCGTAGGATCGTCCGAGAATACCATAGGTTGAACGCTCTTTATTGTCCCAATCTGACCGTCTGGTACAAAAGCGACATTGAGAGGATTAAAGTTCTCTATAGTTTCCACTTTTAAAGACTTCGACTCTTCATCGAATTTATCCACAGCAGCAATGCTATCTCTTGGGATGATTGACGCACCGATAATACGACGAATAGCATCTAGCTTGCCTTCATCGGTCATATTTTGAGCATACTGAGAAGCCACCAAATCGGGATTAGTAGCACCTGCCGCACTCGGATAAAGAGCAAGTCCAATGCGTTTCAGTACCTTTGTATGAGTCAAAAGATCATCCAACAAGTCAGAAGCAATTTCAAAATGTCCGGCGGGGAATCCCTTCTTGCGCATAGCCTTTACCTTGTTCTTAAGATACAGTAGCGGATCAGAAGTTGTTCCTTCATTTGCTGTTGTATGTTCATTTGTTTTCCACCATCTGCTTTCTCCGGAAAGCGATTCTTTGTTTGCGGCAGGAATACCAAAATCAAATGTCAGCCCGCTGATACCTCTCGGATTATTATCTAATCCAATCGTGAATTGGCCAGTAGATGCAACACGCATACGCTGATGAGTTATAGCATTTCTATTACCTTGTAACAGATTATCCGTGCTGGTAAATAGCATTTCCATAAGTGCAGATTGGGTTGCCGTATTCAATGCGGCATCTCCAAAACGCTGTACCATAATCATACGTTCACGAAGCATCTTTGCACTGATAGGATAGCGATGCTTCTGAGTCGGAATCTTATTTGACCCGATCTTAAACTCACCAAATCCTTTGTCAAGACCTTGCGAAGCCTCGTCCATATAAACAGGAAGAGTTGCGATATTAAGAGATGCAATCAACTGCTCATATGTGTAATCAAGTTGAATCTCCGGGTCCCATGCAAACCCGTCGGCTTGGAGTACATTGTACTTTTCTTGAAAACGATCGACAAACTGCTGGAAAGAAGCTCCCCCCAATCCGAATGTCATTAAGTCATAGTAATTTGATACCATTGTTCTCATTATTCACCTCCTTTTTTAAGCTTCCCGAATAGGGGTAATTTGAGGCAGTACTGCCCATACTTCATCCGGTACAGTCTCTGCCAGCCTATCTGCATAGATCATCCCCTCGAATACAACTGCACCAGTCGCATAATTAGTATCCGTATCCACATAGACATCATGATACAAAAGCCCTTTGATCGTTGCCGGTTCTACCGAAGCGCCGGATTGAGATGCCGTCTTTATTTCGGAAGCTTTGATTATCTTTATTGTGTGTGCTGACTGATCAAGTTGACACATACTTCCGGCTGGAATAACTTTACCTTTATAGCTGGAAATATTACTAATATTACCTCCTACAGGGTATTGATTCACCACCTTGTGCCAGATATTTTTTCCTGAATTAAATTCTTTCTGGCCTCTACCAAATGTATTACCTAATGTTCCCATAGTTTTGTTATTTTATTGTTTTGCAGGGAATTTACCTTCTTGAGCTTTTTTGGCAAAGAACTCATCTAATGCCTTTGATGAATTATGTCCACTACCCGATGCGCGCCCACCATATGGGGTAGCACCTTCTCCATTGTAAGCCTTTAACTTCGATTCATACAAACGCTTAGTTTCTTCTTCCAACTTCGCAATGTCCATCCCTTCAGAAATTGGCACAAGATTAACCACATCTTCCCAAAGAGCTTTATTATAAACATTTAACTCCCCTGATTTTTGAATAACTTTTTCACGCAAAGATTTTTCAAATGTTTTTTTTCTTTCCTCTTCACGTTCCTTCTCAATAGTTTCAAGCCGTTTCAACAAATCACCGTTACCGTTATCTCCAGCCTGTGGACTTACTGGCGGGGTGGGAAGCTGAGGTTCACCACCTTTAGGCTTGTAGTTCCTCGCAAACTCGGCCTGTTCAAAACGCATCTGACCTCCCATAGCCTTAATTACATTAGCTTGAGATTGGTAAAAAGAATCGTCTACCATTTCATCCGATGTGATTGTAGGTAAAAGGGCATCAAGATAAGCGTCAAGTGTCCGAGTGGTAACTCCGGTGTCTCCGAAGTATCCATTTGTGCCGGGTTCTCCGAGCACATTTTTTAATCCTGTCAAAAGGGTCTCTTTTTCCATTTCTTTTAAATTGTTTATAAACAAAAAAGAGAGCCGACTATAACGAATTTAATCGTTACAATCGGCTCTCTATGAAGCTCTTTTAAGCGGAAGCGATAGGAATTGGAATCTTTAATACCTCTTGGTTTGTTACATTAACAATGTAAAGCTTTCAACCTTCTATCGACGCTTCCTATTCTGTTATGGTTACATTTACATAATGCTTACACCTAGTACATTTTATCCTAAGCATGGCCATGCCTGATACATATTGGATATCAGCCATCATTTTTCCACAATACGGACATTTCGCCGCTTGAGTTCGGACATCTAAGCCATCTTTGTCTAATCTTGCTACTACTTTAAGCATATATTTTATATGTTACACCGCAAATATATAGATAAAATCTATAAATACAAAACAAACAATAGATTTTATTTATATATTTGCAATACATAAAACAACAGAGTTCCTAGAGAGCCGACAGGACATTATTTCAATGTCTTATCGGCTTTTTTTATTATGGAAGTATTAGAGAAAGACATAAAAACAGATTTTGGTGATCCTGTATACTCTTATGAGTATATAGAAGCGCTTCGTGTGTCTGATAGAAAGAAAGCGAATCCTCTAAAAATAATCGCTCAAAGAGGTTGCCAAGAAAAGTTTCTAGCTTCCTCTTCCGATATTACCATCTTCGGGGGATCGAGAGGAGGATCAAAAAGTTTCTCTTTGCTAATGGAATCATTAAAAGATATCTACAACCCATATTACAATTCCATTTTGCTGCGAAACGAGAAGGATGACCTACTTGACTTGATCAATACATCATATATACTATATGGGCAGATGGGGCAATATAATAAGTCCATCAGCGACATGACGTGGTATTTCAAGAATGGCGGCAAATTGAAATTCTCATATCTAGCAGACTCATATGACGACTTCAAGAAGAGATTTCAGGGAAAACAATATTCATTTATAGGTATTGATGAGATAACGCACTGCTCATATGAGAAATTCAAATACCTGATAACATGCAATCGTAACGCGTACGGGATAAGAAACAGGTTTTACGGGACATGCAACCCTGATCCAGATAGCTGGGTAAGAAAGTTCATAGACTGGTGGATCGGGGAAGACGGGCTGCCTATCGATGAACGTGACGGTATCATTAGGTATTGCTTCATGGAAGGAGATTCCCCTGATTCCATATATTGGGGTAACACTCCGGAAGAGGTCTATAACCAATGTAAGCACATTATTGATCCCTTATGGAAAGACGCTTACGAGGAATTGGGTTTCAATAAAGTGACAATGTACGTCAAATCCGTGACATTCATACAGGGAAGGCTTGAGGAGAATATAAAACTAATAGCCTCTGACCCTAATTACGCAGCCAACCTGTCACAGCAAAACGAGGAACAAAGAGCGAGGGACCTAGAAGGTAACTGGAACTTCAAGGCCACAGGGGACGATCTTATCAAGATGTCGGACATGGATCGATTTTATAGCGCTTCGGCCCAAATAGAGAAAGGTATCCGTTACGTATCAGCGGATATCGCTTTTGAAGGTGGGGATTTCTGCGTTATGTGGTTGTGGATAGACCTGCACATTAAGGACGTATTTGTCATGCGCGAGAACTCAGCAAATACAGAAACGATGTTCATGGCAAAACTCAACGAATGGGGGGTACGCGAAGAAAATGTTATCTATGACTACTGGGGAGTAGGACAAGCCATATCCGGCCATGTCAAACGCGCCGTCAAGTTCACCGGAACCCAAAAGCCAGAAAAACAATTTGAGAATTCTTATAAGAATATCAAATCGCAGTGCGCTGAAATGTTAGCCCATTACATTCAAGACGGTAAGATTTCTATCGAACCGAGGTTACTGGATTTGAAATTCTCCGGCAAGAAAGGGAAATACCAAAAAGTCGCCCTAAAAGACATCCTGATGAAAGAGCGCAAGTGTATTAGACATAAAGACAATTCCAATATAGGTGGATTTGAACTTATAAACAAAGAAGGGATGATCAAAGCCGTAGGATATTCCCCCGACTTTTTCGAATCTCTTATCTACCGTATGTATTTCGAGATAAACAAGAAAAAAATTTTTAAACCAAAAGGGATGCTAAGGTACGTATCCTATAAACCATTTTGATCATGGATAAAAGAGATATCAAAACAAAAAGACCGTGGAGAAGAGTCAGACCGGAAGGCTATATGCGACATGGTACATATATGGCAGAGAAAGAACCTTTGCTGACAAATGATCCTTGTCTTTATACATTTATGACGCAATCGGATTTTATTAGAGAATACTATCCTTCTGGACATATCATAAATGACCCTAATATTTATCCTGACATCTACAGAATGGAAGAGGAACCCGTATATGATGAAAACGGAGAGCCGACCGGCAAAATCCAAAAACGCCTGTACAAAGAGCTTGTTCCCCGTTACTCTTTTGCCTTCCAACAAATCATCACAGTAAAACAGATAGTACATTTATGTGGCAATGATATCCAATTTGAATTCGTAAAAGAAAAAACATCAGAAGAAGAAGAAAAGAATTTTTACCTTTTCCGGGAAGGATGGCTAAAAAAAGATATGGAAATAGCATTCTTCGATGCTGTCAAATCAACAAAAATAACAGGAGACACAGCCATTGTCGTATATCTCCGAGAAGGAGTGTTGGGTTACAAAACGCTATCTTTCCAAAATGGAGATACGCTTTATCCCCATTATGATCCAATAACAAATGATCTCCTCGTTTTTGCCCGTTCTTATTTCGATTACGATGAAAACGGGAGCCGGATTACTGAATGGCTTGAAGTATGGGATAAGACATATCTTTACCGTTATAAACGATCAGAACAAGGAGCCAAAGGGATTCTTAACAACATATTAAGCCTATTCGGAGTAGACGGATATGAGTTGAAAGAACAATCACCTCATGGATTTCCATTTATACCCGTTGCATACCATAGAGATGAAAATGGTCCATGCTGGTCGCCATCTCAAGATGCTTGCGATGGTTATGAAATGTCATTTTCGCAAATGGCACAAAACAATCAAGCATTCGGATTTCCTATCATGTATCTACAAGGAGAAGGTGCAGATTCTATGGCAATGCAGCATGATTTAAACGGTACAATTAAAGTTATTACTGGGGGACCGGAAGACAAAGCTTCTTTTCTGTCTCAGCCGAACGCTTCAGAATCATTTAGCAAACAGCTTGATACATTATACAAAATGATCTATGAGCAATCGTTTGCCGTTATTCCACCGGAATTAAAATCAGGAGATTTACCTGCTGCGGCATTAAAAATTCTATATTCTCCTGCCTATGAAAAGGCAATGATAGATTCAGCCGAATACCAACCGTTCTTAAACGATCTGGTAAAGATTTTCATGTTCGGATTCGGAGTTGAAATGAAAAAGACGATAGATTTCATGAACCTGCCTATTAAATGGTGGATCAAACCATACATTCATATCAATGAATCGGCTATGGTTGCAGACCTCGCTTCGGCTGTTCAAAACGGTTTCATATCGAAGCAAACTGCATCCGAACGTATTCCGATGTATTCTACAGCAGGAGAATGGGAAAGAATTATCAGAGAAGCAAAGGAAGAGCAACAAAATGATTTACTAAGTCAAATAAAATTAGCAAATGCCAACCGAGAAGCAAATACAGGAAGCTAAACTGTTTCTTCAAATGAGAATTGAAGCAGAGATTAGTGCGAAGAATAATATTGAGGAATATATGATGGAAGCCGCGCGTGAAATCATAGCAATTTCTCAAAAATACAATATTCCTCCGCGCTTATTCCGTTTCGGTTTTAATGAGTCGCTTCGAAAAGAGGTAGACAATGTCATCAAAACACTAAAAGAGAACATCATTTATGCGACAGAAACTTTATCGGTCTATGACAGGGAAGATGATAAAGACTCCATTCTAATCTATCTCAACAGTGATAAATACGGGAAAACGTTTAAAGAGAGAGTTAATGAATATGCCAACCGATATAAATTCGAATTAGAAGCCGCGATAGCAGCAGGAATATTCTTTGGCAAAACCGACAAAGAGATATTATCCACCATTAAAAGAAGCTTGTCCATGCCCTACAATAATCAGTATATCAAGGGTTCATTCGACAAAGGACTATCGGCAACGCGCATAGAGACAAAAGGCATAAGCTATGGAGTTGGGAAAAGTAGCTCGGCGTACAATCTCTTAACCTCTTTGTCAAGAAACGAAATTGCTTTGACTTGGATGTGGTGGTATGGTAAACAGGCATTGAAAAAAAATGCTACAGGTTTTTATTCGTTTCGGGGTAGCTCATACCCTTGTGCATTATGCGATGATATGGTGGGGTTCCACCCCATGCAAGACTATAGGTATCAATGGCACTTGAATTGTCGATGTTATTTTGTATTCGTGTAACACATAAATTATGAAATACTTATGGATTATTCAAAGAGTATAAAAACAGAAATAAAGAAAGCGAAAATATCAATTGAAGAAAAAATTTTCGCCGACCTCATGTTGGCAGGTTGGAAAGACAATGATGCTTATATAGCAGCTTTCGGCTACAATATTAATTTGTCGGATAGCTATATCAAGTCACAGATGCGTACTACAATAAACAATCCAGATTTCGCCAAATACATGGAAGCGACAAGCAAAAAGAAGGAGAAAAAGGAGATAAATTTAGAAAATAGCGATGACATCACTTTGGAAGAAGCCTTATCCTTAGCGACCAAAGAGGAAACCTTAAAAGGCCTCATTATCGCCAAGTCAAAAATGAAAGCGGGTTCCAAGGAATGGCTTGATGCGACAAAACTCATTGCCGACTTACAGCAGATGAAAAAAGATATAGTAGAAGAGGAAGATACTACTGTACATTACTACCTACCACTTACATGCAACAGATGCTCTTTGTATCTGACAAACAAAAAGAAAAACAACAATCATTAAATATTAAAATTATGGCAACAACGACAGTAAATTTTCAACAAGATGGCAGCGATTATATTTCTGATATCATCATAGCCCAATCCAACACATTAGCGTTTAGGATCAAAGTTGATAAACCAGGAAGTATTATTCTTGAAAGATCAATCACAGGTGATAATTTTATATCAGAAATAGGATTGCCACCTTCTCTTGTTCCAGGAGATACTCTCTCCATAGAAAAGAACATAACAGGAATTGTAGCTCAACAACAACTCCGTTTCCGTTTTCAGAATTGCAAACCTGTTTCAATATCCGTACTGCAATGATAACTCTCAACAACATCAATTTATCCAGCATTGATCTTTTGGGCATAGACTTGAAAGGGATAAAGCTGGGACTTGGAGGACGTGGTGGCGGTTCCGGCGACGGTTTCCCGCAACTTCCGGGTGATGTTACGCGCTGGCATTTTGGCGGCCTGACGAACGAGATGATGGCGGCTATGGACGATCCGAGGATTGAGGATGCGGATGGCAAAGGTAGGTTCCTATCCTTCAAGAATTTCGCTTGGAAGGGGATGTCAGGGGTTGGGGGATATGAAATGAATTTCAATTTATGGAGAAACAATGTTTCAAGCATTCCAGATATTTCTATGTCTACGACGACTACCTCAGTTAGTGTAAGTGTTGGAAATTCTACTTATAATAACAATCTTATTTATATTCATATAAGTAATTGGGATATAAATAAGAATCACTGGTTGAAGGTCACATCTACTTATGAAGATGGAGATCTCGCCTTTATATTTTATAATGATAGCAATACTAAAAAGATTGGATTGCCAGCTAACGGCTATGTAAACATACTTGCATACCCTGAATTTAAAGGCAGTTATATGTATATCTCAACTATATCTAATAAGCAAGGTTCATTTACCATCGAACAACTTCCCCTCTACCCCGGTGCACTCGTCTTTGACGGAGTAGACGATTACGGTGTCTGTGATAACTTTCCTATTATGACTAAAGAAAAGGGATATACGGTTGTGGCGTTGAGACAGTGGATTGAAGAAAAGAACAGTATAACAGCACTGGTATCTAATAGCAAAAATTGGAATCAGGATGGTGCATTTGTATTTGAGTATAATAACTTAGAAAACAATTACCCCAATTTAGAAATCTCTTTTGGAAGCAATACCAAATTAGGTAGGGAAAAATCTTCTTTTACCTATCAAACGTCTAAACTGTATAATGGTAAAGAAATAAAATTTGGAGAGTTTTTAGGGAGTGATAGATTGACGGTTGCGAAGGCTAACGAAAATTTATCTCCAAACTCTAATGTCGCTATCTGGGAACTTGTATTTCTCGATCACGATGCCACCGAAGAAGAACTGACCAAGATCAAAGACTACTTCATCAAAACCTATCCCTGGCTCTTCCCCGACCAGGCATGGACAGTCACCGGCAAAACCAACGAGGACGAAGATCGTGCTACTATTGCCAACATTACGGGCAATGGTAATGATCTTATACTGTCTAATTTTGGGTTTGCAGAAGGGAGTGGGTATGGGTTGTATGCTGAGAATTATTCTAATTCAAGATGGTTTATCGATAACAGTATTACGGCTACAAAAAAGAGTGATACATTTAATGTTACTTCTATCAATCAAGTTGCAGTTCAGATTCAATATATCGCAGAACTATCACAATCTCCCTACACCGTTCCTTCTTATACTATAAAAGTTACAGGTCTTACAGATGGTCAAACGGTTAATTATAGGGTATCGGGAGGCATTTCTTATCCTATAACACAAGATGGTATATATATATTACCTGGATTTGATTTCGCAGGCATGGGATCATGGTATGGATTTCAGTTCAATAAGGTACAAGAAACCTGTGACATCACCATCGAGCAAATCCCCGAATACGAAGGATACCTGGTTACTGATGGGGTGGATGATATAGCATCTTCCAATACTGTCGTTTACGAAGCAGATTTTACATTTATAGGTGAATGGAAATTCATTCAAAAGGATGATACTGTGGCTGGTATAAATAGTGTGTCTCATTTATATATACAAAATAGATACAATAGAGGTGCTACTGTAATGATAAATTCAACTTTTGAAAACAAGAAAAATATCACCGACTATATGACATTTAAAGCTATAACGTCTAAAGGTAAGGCTTATGATGAAAATTGGAATGAAGTTGATTTATTATACGGTGATGGAAATAAAGGACTATCTCAAGTGAGTATTGGAGGACAAGGGGGCTCTGATTTTTGTCATATGATTTTTAAAAATATGGCTTTGTATATGAATAAGGTATTTTCCAAAGACGAATGTATCAAAGCCTACAACTACCTCCAAACCCTAAAAGCAAAGTAACATTAAAAATTAATTGAATATGAAATACGCAATAGTAAACATTGTATGGGCAAAGTCCCACGGAATAGAAGTCCTACCGGAAATGAGGACAAGTGTAGACCAGAGCAAGGTAATCTTGCATGAAGAGTTTCTATCTCCCTTTAGTGACGAGGAATTTCCGAGATTTGAATCTACGGACCCGGAGTTTATGGAGCTGCTGGCAAGCGAAGAATGGGCTTTGCCGGAAGGTGTAGAGATTAACAGGGAATTTAGCCGGTTACTGGCTCTTGACCAAATGGACAAGGAGGCTACCGAAAAGATCAATACATATGACCTTTCCCCGTCGGAAGCCTTACAGGTTAAAGATCGATACCCCGAATGGGAAACCGGAATAAACGTCAAAACCGGTGAACGATACCGAGTTGAAGATGTCCTTTGGGAATGTGTTAAAGACCATCTCACACAAGAGAACTGGAAGCCTAGCACAGCTACCCTAAGCCTGTGGAAAATAGTAGACGCAGAAGAACATTCCGGCACGATAGAAGATCCTATTCCATATAAGCAAAATATGGCACTTGAATTTAACAAGTACTACACGCAGGACGGAGTATTGTACCTCTGCATACAGGCTATGACACCGGGACCGTACGATTTAAAGGATGTGCCGGCGCATGCGCAGCCGATAAAGCAATAGGGCCGATTATTATACCCCTGCAGATTCTTTTGATCCGGCAGGGGTATATATTTATATTTTATCCTGTTGTTGCTTAATAATAAAATCAGCAATATAATCTACCATACTCGTTATCGCTACATATCATAGTTTTCTGATACCCCTTAGCCATTAAAAAAAGATTCTCTATATCTCTTCTCAAAGAGTCTATCATTAATTGCTGTTCCGCAATGAAACGGATAGATTCAATATCCATACTATTCCCCTTTCTCTATTTCTTCCTTAATTATATTCTCCCCATTAACGCTTATGATGTCCCTGCCTATATAATAATAAATTCCATCAAATCCTAGATACCTTACTTCTCCACGCATTTTTAGATGATCGAAATAAGTTTGTTCCATAGCTCCTATTTTTCTACCATCTCCAAGTTCTATAGTTACCATATTGCAAAATAACTTAATCCTTAAATTCATTCATCATACGACTTTCCTCCAAGATCTTAGAATCTTCTTCATCTGAAACGGCCAGACGATTACCTTTCAATCTCTCGAAATATCTACTTATGGAATCAAATATCTCTTTAGTAAAATCTGAATCCACAATATTACATGTTCCATAAATGCCTGTAAATATATTATGTAAAGCCTCGTATTCCTCTTCTTTTGCCATGTTGAGAGTTAAATACATAATATTATCTTCACGGTATGACACCGACCAATCACCGGCAACCGAGGCAACTTTGATAAAAGAGGTTTTGTCTACTTTATATTTCAGCATTACAAAGTTGTAAACCTGAACTTTCTTTCCGTATTCCATATTATTCTCTAAATTTGTTAATCCTTACTTGATTGATACAATCCGCAGCAAATCCAACAAGATACGCGAAATGCTCATCTTTTCCACCGTCAAATCCCATCTCCATACCGCAATCATCAAAAATACAACTCGCCACATGAACAGCCTCATGCGCTACATCCTCGACATTAATACAGCTACGAATACAAACCAATACACCATATTTACCCGTTTCTTTATGCCATACCTTTAAAGTCGTAGCTTTGGGTTCATTGCCTTTTTCAATACCAAGATATATCTCGGAACCATCTCGTCCCGCAAAAATATTGTTTATATCTTTTTCGTTTCTCAATTTAGCCACCCATATTAACCTCGGATATATAGTTGGGTAAAATTCATGTATTTCAATCCTCTTCCCCATACTGAAACCCCTCATTATTGATTCCTACACTCATATCAGACACCAAAGGAACTGACGTTGAAATCAATACCTCAGAAGTCAAACCATAACATTTATAATATACCGTTTTCCCGACCTTTCTCTTTCTCTCCTTATCAAAACCCAATTCCCTGAAATGGGCGGCTAAGGTCTGCCGGCTCACCATTGGGAAGCCATTTTCTTCCGCATAATTTTTTATATCATCATAAATAATAGCAAAATCAATCTCATGAGGCATATCATTGGACACCCCTTTTCTCGGAAGAGCAAAAAAACCTCTCGCTATAGCCCAAGATTTCCCAAGAGCAGATAATCCCATCTCATTAATACGCTTCCTTAAACTGCCTTCACTTTCTGGGAATTTGAAACCATTCTTTTGAAGGAGTAAAGCACCCCTTCTTATCCAATTCAAGATTCCTGGATATTCATCTTTAAGCTCATGAGTCAATTTTAAGTTCATATGTTTCTCATCTATGACTCTATCAAATACGATAAATATAAAACGACGAAAAAAACCAAAACTGCTATCTCCTCCCGCAGGGAAGCGATTAGCATTAAATATAAAATACGGGATATTTGTTATCTTGAACGCATTATTCCCGATCCTTCTCCCTAACTGAGGTTCGCCAGATATCAAGCTTTTTGCAGCATCTTCCCTTCCCGCAAAAGTCTTTGCTTCCATCTCACCAGACCAATTGAATATTTTACCATCGATTTGCGATAAATTTCTTTGACGTTCATCACCTCCCCTAAGCAAAGCTTCCATACTCAAATTGGAAATATTTTCTTCCCCCAATATACCCATCACAGTGTCCATAATGACACTCTTTCCATTTGAGCCATTTCCGAATAAAACAAGGGCATTCTCCACTTTCTTATCCATCGTCCCCCTATCGAACAAGGACAATCCTAGGAACATCTGTAATATTGTACGATCATTCTTATCTGGCAAAACACCACCAGAATAAACCTTCTTTCCAAACTCTGTACCTCTCAAAAAAGAATGCCATTTCGGGCATTTTGCTTCAGGATCGTATCTATAAGGATGAAGATATATCACATGATAATCCCTTGAAAAAGGGCGTAAAACACCATCCCTCATATCTACAACTCCATTCTCAAAAGCCATAATATTATATCGAGGATGCAATACCCTATTTATTTCAAGTGAATTATACATCTCTGCTAGTATATCCTTGATACTTCGCACAATGAATGCTTTAGGGACACCAGATATACGCAAATATGTACGCATAGCACGTTTCAAATAGGCATGACACGGAACAATCTCATATATCTTGCCTGTAAAAAAATAAACATTACCATTATAAAGAGCAAGATTACTTTTCGAAACTGTCGTGTATATCGATTCTATAACATTGTCAAGGTTCTCATAATACAAATTAGCACTCTCCTTTCCTGTAGGGCTCCCAGAAATAGCAATTTCGTATCTATTGCCCGTATGAACAAGATTATGCACTATACAAGATATTAAATTGTCACTCTGAAAGTTACAATCACAATCAAAACCAATATCTACATTATTTGAAACTTCTAAACCCATAATATTAAGACATATATCATTTAATCTATGACACAAAGATAATATATATTTCGTATCATTATAGATATAATCTATTAAAAATGATAATATTATAGATTAAAACTATCAGCCATGTCATATTTTTTTTAGATCAATAGTGATACAAAACATGCGATTAAACTATTATACTATTTTATTTTCATATTTTAACTATCAAAAATTAAGAAAAAAAATGAGGGAAAAATTTTTAGATGATGTAACATGCTTATTATTCTATAGCATAACCGGGGGGGGTAGGGTGTAATTTTATTTTCACCTCCAAATAACACCCTATTAATAAATGACTTATAATAAACAAATTTATGTTATACATATAATATAAACAACGATAGATGATAATAGTATATTCCGTTTATTAGGGATGCCCATAGGTAAAAAGCGATTAGAACAAAAAAAAGACAAGCTTTATCCATTGTAACCATATACATATTTTAACCACTATATTCATAGATAAAATCTATCACTATAAAATAAATTATATCTATCCCATCTTTACGCCTATTTTAATAGATAATATCTATCTATTAAATAGAAATCATCTATACATATTTTACCTCCCTTTCTCATCATAGATCATCCATTACGCCCCAATCCACAGTCTTTAAGGCTTTATATCGTCATCTACCTTTCTACGTTTGATAATATAGAACCTAGTCGAAACGCCTACGCGATCCTCTTTATATTGTATATTTTTTCGCTCGTAAAATCATATATCAATCTGAAAATAAACGCATTAAACATTGTATATAATATAAAGTTGTTGTATATTTGTAATGTAAGAAAGAGCTAAAAAGAGCTTGATTTTACAAGCGTTATTTAAGATGGTGGAAAAAGCAAACGGCGGTACTACCAATACCGCCGTAAAAGCTGGGATAATCCAGCAAAAGCCGTTAGACTTGAATCTAACACTTTAAAAGTGTACCTTATGAGACTCTCGATTTCTTTTAAGGTGTGGCATTTAAAAATAGAGTTTGTAATAACTTTATTTTAGCCACGGGGCGGGAAATCCGCCCTAACACTTTAATTTTTCACAAAAATAGGCTTTGCGTTCCATCCGACAAAAAGACGCTGTAATAATTAGCAATTAATAACAATTTAAATATTACAGACATGAAAACAATGAATTTCTACACGCAAAACGGTTGGGCAGGTTCAAACTATGACAGCAAGTTATCTACAAAGGAAATAGCCGCAAGGGTTAGATCTTATGCAAAGAAGAATTTCCCAGATTTTAAATTCTCCATCCGTACAGAATGGAGCATGTACACGGATTCTATGTATATTGAATTAAAGGAAGGTACTTGTATCCCCTTTGTAGAGGGATCAAGAAGTGCGGAACGCGGGTATATGGATACGATGAACACCGTAAAGGGATGGGAAAAAGAACTTACGCCCGAAATGTTTAAAGTATTGGATACTGTTACGATTTATGCCAATTCATTCAAATATGACGATTCGGATAGTATGCAAGACTATTTCGACACTAATTTCTATTTGAAAATCAAAGTGAGTGACGAATATAAGGTAATAGAACCGAAGGTAAAGAAAAGCAGCGTTAAGGCTGAAAAGGTTGAGAAAGCCAAAGAAGTAGAAGCAGTAACGGTTGAAGGTCTGGAAATCGTGGACTATTCCGAAAAAGCTATTGCAGTGTTTGGCGATACGAAGGCTATTAAAGAGCAGTTAAAGGAATTGGGCGGACGTTTTAACCCGTCCTTAAACTATAACGGAGAAAAGCGCGCCGGATGGATATTTAGCAAAAAGCAAGCGGACAAGGTGAAAGAATTGATATCACCTACAGTATTGCCGGCGCTCCCTGAAGAAATCCATATTCCAGAACTAGCGGAAGAACCCCAAGGGAATAACACCCCGTTAATTATTGCCGATTATGCAAAATATGATTCGTTTGATTATCCGACAATACCCGAAGAACTGGACGGGTTTAAACTGGGTGAGGTCGTTTATGATCAATGTGGAGAAATAGGCGTTATATTGGCTTTTAACGAAAAAAACGGAACCGCCCGGTTAAATTCAAATGGTTGTTGCAATGTCGGTAATTTGAAAAAATGCCCTAAAGAAATAGCGGAAAGAGAAGTTAAGTACATGGATATAATACGACCGGAAAAAGCTTTAACAGCTTGCACGGTTGAAGCGTACCCGCTTGAAAATATCTATTTCATCGAAACGGACAACCTTAACAGCGTATGCTATTACGACGTAAAAGGCGCGGGAATCATAACCAGCGCGAAAGTACGTGCAGACATACAGCCGGGCGATGTTTTCAACGTGTACACGGATAAAGAGCGCAAACACGGCGTAACCTATGACGGCGTAAGCTTAAATAGGAGTTTATACAACGCTTTGCCCGGTATAATTGAATTTGACAACAAAATAGAGGTAGGAATATTAAGCGTTTCATCTCATTATAAACCAATGGTTGAAAATGTAGAATTTTACGAAAAGAAAGTAAAGGGAATGCGTTACACCATCAAGGATAAACCGTCAACGCTAGGATATTACGGTGTACTAGATAATTTGGACAAATGTATAATAGATTGCTTCCAGACTAAGGAAGAAGCCGAAAAAGAGGCGGAAATACTTAACGCGCATGTAAGCAAGAACGGACGGTTAAGAAGTGTTATATAAGAAAGTAATATAATCTAACCAGCGGGGCGGAAGCCCTGCGTAAAATAAAAAACAATGCAACTAGGTGTAGTAGTGTGGGGTATTTTGATAATCGTATTATTAGGCGGTTTCAAGGCGATGGTATTCATAGGTGGTATGCTGGTAGTGGTTTTCGTGGCCGGGATCATTATTGCAGCCCACAAATCTAAAAAGGTATGAGAACATTAAAAGAAGCATTTTTGGATAAATACCCGAAATATGGTATTATCCTCCGGATGTACGAGGAAGCGAACGAGTGTACGGCTGAATGGAGCGAACTTTCAAAGCTCCGGCTTATTCGATTTATCGAATATATGGGTGAACGGGTTGCACCAAACTCCGCCCGTCAATATGCGGCCAAGATGAAAGCGGTATTAAATAGATACTCGGACGAAGTGCGGCTAGACTTCAATTTCGCCGAGATACTTTCACTTAAAGAGCAAGTATCGGTTAATACATTTCTGGACGAAAATGAGATACAGCGGCTGGTAGCTGTCGAAGTGGAAAATGAGACGGAGCGGTTGATACGGGATCAATTCGTATTAGGATGCATAACAGGAGCACGTCATTCTGACTTTTGCCAATTTACAAAAGAAAACATACAGGGTGGCTGGTTGTCGTATGTTTCGCAGAAAACTAAAGTTTTTGTTGAAATACCAATATCGCCAGTTTTGAAACGGTTTATAAAGGAACAATCCCCCGCTTTAAGCGGACGAATAGTGTCGGACGTATATTTTAACGATACCATCCGAAAACTTGCAGAGAAAGCGGGAATAATAGCAAAAACAAGGTGTTTTAAGGCCGGAAAGAATATTATTGGTAGAAAATGTGACCTTATTGCATCGCATACGGCCCGAAGGAGCTGTGCGTCTAATTTAGCGGCACGCGGAGTGTCGGAAGTTTGGATAAAAAAGATATTAGGACATACAAGGGGCACAACAGATAGATATATCTGCCTAGAAGGTAGAAGGATGCCAAAAGAGGCAAAAGGTTATTTTTTAAGCTTCAAATAGTTTTTACCTTTGCCCGAAAAAAAACATGAGCGAAGAATTAAAACAGCTAATAGCCTGGTTTGAAAACTACCAAGTGACGTTTAACGAGATCCGGTTAAGCGAGTGTGAGAATATATTTGATCTGAGCAAGTACATTGATGTGCATGTCAGATCGGTTAAGAGGAATTGGGATAATCCGACCTTTGCAAGTGATATACTGAGGTTGCAGAGGCTTAAGAAGGTGTTGGAGGAAAGAGGATAAAAATAAAGCCGGAGGTTATTCCGGCTTTTTATTTTTATTCAAAGGATCATGTTTATCGACATCTTCGACAAGGATATTATGCTCTGAAAAATATCGATCTCTCGCAAGAATTGCTATAACCTTCATGTAAGGGACGATATTAACACCCGTATTATAGGCATCTAATTTAATTTTATCTATTTCTTCTGGCTGCAAAAACTTTTCCGGATAAACCACAGCCTGTTGGATTAGAAATTCTTGTATATCATAAGGATTCTTATATTCCAACTTGTCTTCTATAAATTCGTCTATACGAAGCCAGTTCTTTTCAAACATTTCACCTACGCCTAACCTCTCCATCATCTCTCGACCTGCATCTGTTATAGATAAAGGGCTATGAGATTTTGTGTAAGGATCGATAATCAATTTATTCCCCTTTTGGGCTAATTGATCCATCGTTTTTTGGATAAATCCAAGAGTTGTTTCTATCCGCTCTATGGATCTACTTGTTTCATTGTGAGTTCTTGAATGTTGTTCAATTTCTTCTTTTCGTCTTTCGCAGGGAAGACTATCTACTTTTTTGCGGGTATCCTCCACTTTTGCATAATATACAGCAGCCTTCCATGAAAAATAGCCAGTAACACAAATAGCTGCTATCCAAGGAAAATTTTCAAGAAAATATGTAACTACTGTTTCAATCATATTCTTTATAGCTAGACTCCTTATACAACAAAAACAGCCTATAAAACCGAAAAGTTCTACAAGCTGTCAAATATCTCTATATAACAAAGCCTCTGCCAGGGCTGATTACCTAACGAGTCTTCTTATTCATTTTCACAGTGCAAAATTCGCTCTTTCATTCCAAATAGGCAAAAATTTTAACACTTTACTCATATGTTTTATGGCATGTTAGATTGTTTGAGCTTCCATATTAGTAAAATATGGAAATAAAAACACCTAATTTATTCATCTAAGCTGATGATATCATGCAAAGCCATGACCTTATACGCGGCTGGCCTTCCTTGTGCCGTTAGGATCATGACATCAACATAGTATGCACTTTTTATAGGATTAATCTCAGACCTTAAAATCTCATCCTCTAAGACCTTAGAATCGAATAAAAGAGCTAAAGCCTTGCTTGATATAGCATCGATTATAGCCTTATTCCCTACACCCTCTCCTTCCCTTACTTGGTAAATGGCCATTAATTGCTTCTTGTATACATCCCCATTGTCGGAAACAGACCTTATTTCTTTTTGTTCATAATCTGATTTGTTTTGTATGCCATTCCCCTCAATATAGTTAAATGTACACCCGCTATATAATATGGAGTCAACATTTCCACGTATAACCTGAACAGACATAACACCATTTCTGTCATTAGCTGGAACCGAAACCATGTCATGCACATTTCTTAGATCAGCAGGCGTTAACTCCGGCTTAAAGGAAGATCCCTTCACATAATAATCGTATATGCTTTTTATGTGTTTTGCAAAATCAAGAATCAAGTTCGAATTTTCCACAAAAGGGATAATACCCATAGTAGCCAATTCAACAAGGTGAATATCAATACTACCTTCAATGATTTTACTTACGTATAATTTGGCATTCGCCTCTTCTTTGGATTTCCCGTTTTTCTGGGCAAAAGACGCAAACAAAGCTCCAAAGGCATTCATCGTCTTTGTAAAGTCTGCGACTTCAACAGGCTGTGAGTTCTCTATATGAATCCTTAATATGTCTTGTTTGTTCTCTTCCATGAAGATTTTATTTTGATATGCAAATATACTATTTTCCAATCAAATCACCTTCTCCCCTACATCCTGTATTCGCAGGTGTAGGACTTGCCGGAGTGGTGGTAGTGCCAGAGGAAGAGAGGTTTGTAAACTCCGCTAAACTTCAGATTATACCGGATAGGCTTTTCTTTCTCTGCAAGCCCACAATTTTCTTGCTGGAATATGATCTTATTTGTTCTTGTGTCGTACACTGTAAAATCGGTAACTTCTACAGTTTTACTACTATTATTGTAGAAAGCAGCAGTGATATCCCCTGTTACAAACCCATTGAAAGACGTATATGATCCATATATATTGACTTTTATTGCTTCTTCAATAGTTGGTTCCAAGACTATTACTTTACATATAGCCTCAAAACCTCCATCTTCGGATATAGCCTTAATAATACATTCCCCGAACGAATGTGTTGAAACTTTTCCTGCTTGATCCACTGTTGCTATTGATTGGTTAGAAGATGTCCAAATGACTTTTTTATTACTTGCATTTTCTGGCGTAAATACAGGCGTAAGAACAAATGACTCACCTTCTTTCACGGTCTTTTCTGCCTGATCAAAAGATATGCCTTCAAGTTTTGTCGGATTAACTGTAATCTTACAAGTCGCTGTAATAGAACCAACAGAAGCCGTAATTATAGCCTCCCCTTCTTGCAATGCGGTCACTACCGCTTTCCCTCCAAATACTTCATCATTTCTTACGCTCACAATATTAGGATTATTTGATTCCCACTTTACATCCTTATGTGTAGTATTTTCAGGTTCTATTTTAGCCTCCAAAGAAATAGTTTCTCCTATATTCATAATCTCTTCGGTTTTGTTTAGAGTTAGGCTTGTCGCTTCTATTGGCAAAACTGTAACTTTACATGTTGCGTCATACGACTTATAGGTTACAGGATCATAGTCTTCCAAAGTAAACACTGTTACATATGCCTCTCCATCTCTAATTGCAGTAAAAAGGCCATTCTGATCTATCGTTCCAACTTCATAACTTTCATAACTTTCACAACCTTCACAATTTGGATAATATTTAGACAAATACCATTGACATTTTGGCGATTTTGCCTTCAAAGGCATATGCGATAATTTGAATTGATAGCTTTCTCCTATTTTTAATGTAAGTTCTGATTTATCTAAGGATATACCGGTAACCACAGGTTCGTCTTCCGAGCAGGCGCAAAGCAATAAAGCCATCAAGTAGATGGCAAATTGTATTTTGTTCATTTTTTTTTGGTTTTATGTTTGAGTGCAAAGGTATTAGTTAAATCGAACAAAGGCTAATATTACTATATTTTTAACAATATACTATTCAACTTTTATGCTAATATCCTTGCCACAGTGAGGACAGGTAAGGGATAAAGAGTCACTTTTTGGGTGAACTTCTTCTGAAGAGGCGAATAACTGCCACATAGGAACATTTAAAGCCGTTGCTATTTTTTCAAGAGTAGGATATGAAGGTTTTCCATTAATTAACTGAGATAGTCCAACCCTTGTTATACCCAATTTATCAGCAAATTCTTGCTGCGTATATCCTTTTTCCTTTATCAGTTCTTTAATTCTATGACTCATAATTAATCATTGATTTTTGACAAAAATACAACGCTTATTCAAGTGTAAAGCATATACTATTCATAATTAAAGTTAAAGAATAGCATTTAATTATCGCAACGCTTGTAAATGAATAGCACATACTTTACATTTGCATCATAATAATAAGACAACAAGACAATGGAAGCACCAAAGTACAACAAAGCAAGAATCATGAAATCCGCTTGGTCAATGTTCAAGGCTGGCAAGAAGTACCGCAATCACGTATTGACGTTCGGAGAATGCCTAAAAGAGGCTTGGAAGGACGAAAGAAGTTCTTATGACAAGGCGATGAAGATGTACCAGCTTTTCGACTTGAATAAGAGGCAATGTAAAAGCCGGGATGCTAAACGCAATGTTGGTACTTGTTCTATGGCTTTCATGGCTAACACACTGACAAATTACTATGCCAACAATAGATATAATGGAGATTAATTAATCAAAATAGATACAATCATGAAGATAATACTTTTACTTTTTGTTTTTGGCATAATCATCAGTCTTATAACGATTACTTTGAAAATAATCAGTCAACATAAAGATTACAAACACTACAAGAAAAAGAATGAACGCTATGATGATTTCTGCAAGCGTTTCTACGTTCGATATTTTTAATCAAAAACATAACCTTATGACAACATTAGATGTACTGAAAGGAATACAGCGAATCATGATCGAGAAACTGATCGCAAAGAGTGACATTATAATATCTGTCACTTCCCGACCAGAAAGATCCGAGTTATCCATCTATGTGCAGAATACCGATTATGTAGTTCTGGCACATGAAATATTTATCGACGATACCGGGATTGACTTTAAAGAAGAAAACAAAGAAGCCTATGGCAGGATAATAGAAGCTATAGACAGGCAATGTAAAGTTGCCATAGCCGGATAACCTTAACTCAACAAAGAAGCATAAACCAAATATTAATACATATATAATTCGATGAAAACAAAAGTAGTTCTATTTGAAAAAGAAAATTTTGTAAATTTAGTTGCGGGAATAGAATTTATCCCTACATTTGCAGTGCTGAAAGTTGATGAGCTTAATCATCTCGCAGGGCAAGCGGTTAATTTGCTCAATTGTTTGTTGGGCATTTTTTATGTCCAAAATTTTACTCCCGACATAAATGTCGGGAGCAAAGTTCATATAAGATATTGGCGGTTGCCTATACGTAAGTTAAGATTAGCCTTTCGGGGTGAAGTCCATCAACTTTCAGCAGCGTATATGGCAGCCGCTTTTTTGTTGCCTATTATATAACTTAATGCTGAAAGTTATGGCAGAATTAGTAATTCAAAACAGCAACGGCAACGATGTTACCACTTCTTTAATCGTTGCACAGGTGTTCGGTAAGAATCACAAAGATGTATTGAGAGATATTGAGAAGCTCTCATGTTCAGAAGATTTCAGGGTGCGCAATTTTGCGCATACCCCCTACACCCACCCACAGAACGGTCAAGTTTATCACTACTACGAAATGACCAAAGACGGTTTCAGTTTTCTTGTCATGGGCTACACAGGAGCAAAAGCAGGTGAGTTCAAGGAAAAATTCATTTCCGAGTTCAACAGACGGGAAATGATGCTTAAGGATGATGATTATATCCTCATGCGTTCGCAGCAAATCCTACAGAAACGGGTAGAAGCAGCAGAACAGAGAGTAAAAGCCCTTGAAGCCGACAATGCAGCCAAAGAAGAAACAATCGAGCTCCAACAGAAAGAGCTTGACCAAGCCGCCCCGAAAGTCCAGTACGTTGACACCGTCTTACAGTCCGTCAACACCTATGCCACAAACTTGATTGCAAAGGAAATGGGAATGAGTGCGGAAACTCTCAACAAGCGACTGAAAGAAAAAGGTATTCAATACCGGCAAAGCGGAGTATGGGTTCTGACGTCCAAATATCAGAACAAAGGATATACCAAGACAAGAACGCACACCTACACGCGTTCGGACGGCTCACAAAGCACGGCTATGCTTACCGTATGGACGGAACAAGGCAGGGCATTCTTGCATTCACTATTTAAAGCATAATTTTTTACATACATACCTATTCAGCAGTCCTTTATAATGCAGGACAGCCAATATTATACCAATTAATAAACCAAAAAACAATTACAAAATGAAAGATATTACAAAATCAACACAATTGACTGCCACATAAAACAAAATAGACTCTCACGGAGGGCTTCGTACCCAACGTATCACGTTTGGATGTCCCGCCGGTAATATCGCCGGCGGGTTGTTAAACAAGGCTTACAGCATGGTGAAAGGGGGTATCTTAATTGTTAAAAATAGCCCTTTATGAAAATTATTCAGTTAAATAGTCCTTTTATGAACGATTTATTAATACATCTATAAACTCTTTTTATGTTAAAACGATATATGTTATATATCATATAGTCGCTATAATATTTTGAAGTAAAATCAGTTACATTTCAAATCAAAACATAATAGCCTATTTTAATTTGAATAATAATCAAAAAAGGCCGTTTTTATGCAAATATTGGAATATAACAAAAAGTAGTGAGCTTTTGTTTCTTTTTTGGAGCATAGAACCGATAGTTTTAACTTTAATATCCAAAAACATGAAAGAGCTAATCAAAGCCAAAATTGGCGACACTACTTAAAAAACTCCTTTAATCAAGCATTAGGCCAATAAGTCTAAGGTACGAGGACGTCGTACCTTAATTTTACAAACCAAATTATAATTCAAATACAAAAAATGGAACAGAATGTAGTCCGGTTAAGCAAAAATGCTATAGAGGAAATAAAATCATGGAGAGAATATGCAAAAAGCGGTGTATCTTTTGAAAAAATTATGATAGAAATTATCAAAAAGAAAGTTTCAGAATCGGAATATTCTGATGATGCCAACAAGGATATCCGGCGCATGGTTGAAGATTTCATTTTCTTCAACGATATACTAAATAGCTTTTTAGAGGCAGACTGA